CCCACCCCTGAAGGGTGTGGGCTTTGCCGCTCGCAGGGGTAGTTAACCATGCATCCTGCACCTGGGCGACTTTTCGGGCCGGCTTACGGCGGCTTGCCTTGCGGCTCCATGCCTTGGCGACCCAACCCTCGCCTTGCGGAGAGGGGGCGTGTGTCCTCGTTAGCCGGTGCTCCCGCGGGAGTGTCTTTGGAGGATCTCGCCTGCATCCGTTCGGTTCGGCCAGCCTTTTACGAAGGGCCTGCCCCTTCAACGCGGCCATCCACCCTGGCCATAGGCTGGTTCCAGCAAAGCGGAGCCTACCGTGGTTGGTCCCGGTAGGCAACGAGTGTTCAGTTATTTCAACATTCAGGGGCGCGGCTCCTCCCACGGCTAAAGCTCGTGGGCTTCCGCCGCGAAGACCGCTGTGACCCAGGCGGCCAGCCACAGGACCAGTGGGCATTGTAGCAAGAAAAGCCGGCCGCCGAGCTTCCACCTCGCAAGTGATCCCGACGGCCGGCCACAGGACCCACCCCTTGCGGGGTGGCGCGTGCTCGCGAGTACCGGGGTCCGGACTCGAACCGGAGACCTGCGGATTATGAGACCGCCGCCCTATGGCGGCTCGCCGGCCAGTCAAGGCAATCCTATCCTGGCGGCTTGCTTCCATCGGCCCGTGATGCAGGTTTGACCGGCGGATCCCCGCGTCGGGGACCGACCCTCCAACCCGAGAAGGCATCACGATGGACACTCCACTGCCCATTTCGTTCGATCGGCTGCGCGCCGAGGTCGAGGCGTATTATTCCCCCAAGCGGGCCAAGACCCGGCGGAAGGTCCGTCAGGTGCTGCGCGAGCTGGCGCCGCTCTGCGAGTCGGCCGGGTGCCTGACGGCCGCCACCATCAGCCGGTGGGTCGCCGCGCACCCGGGCCGGTCGCCCTGGACCCGGCGCAACCTGCTGGCGACCGCCCGGGCGATCTGCTCGTATGCGCAAGAGCAGGGCTGGGTCCGATCCCCTTTCACCCGGAGCCGGCCGGCGACCTGGTGGATTCCCGCGGATGAGCTCGAGGAACCGCCCCAGTTCCCCCGCCACCGTACCGCGGGGGAGATTGGCTCGGTGCTCCGCCGGGCCGATATCGAGGCCGGCACGGGGTGCTGGGACGCCCTCCGGCTGCGCGCAGCGATCTATCTCTGGGCTTACACCGGGATCGGCCTGACCGAGGCCCTGGGTTTGCGGGTCGCCGACGTCGACCTGCCCGGCCGGACGATCGCCATCCGGTCCCACGGCCGCCGTCGCCTGAAGACGGCCGCCCGGGCCGCAATCCTACCCGTGGCGGAGCCGCTGGCGGAGGTCCTGGCCGACTGGATGCCGCGGACGGGGTGCGATTGGCTGTTCCCGGGGAGCCGCCGGGCCGGGCCCTGGGTCCAGGCCGCCCCGGGCTATCGGCCCACGGACCGGGTCCGCCAGCTCGGCGAGCGGGCCGGGGTCGCCGGGCTGACGGTGCTGGCGTTCCGGCACACCTTCGGGACGTGCGCGGAAGAGTGGGGAATCGGCGAGCTGATGCTCCAGCGAATCCTCCGGCATGCCCGGCCGGCGACGCAGCGGCACTATCGCCACCATGACGCGGACCAGCTCCGCCGCGCGGCCGCGAAGGTCCGGTTCGATGCACCCTCCCCTTGCCAAGGGGAGGGCCGGGGTGGGGTGGATGGGCCACGCGACCCCGCGTGCTCACGTGGCGAAGAACCCCCTGTTGCCCCCCTTCGTAAGGGGGGCGTCTGCTAAGGCCCCGGGGGATCCCCGGTTCCCCCGGGGGTGGGCTCGGACTCGACTCCGCCGGGGTATCCTGGCACGCCCCCGGCGGATCGCCACTCTACCGCGCGGCAGGCGCAACAAAAACCCCGGGGACACGATCCCCGGGGGACGATCAGCAGATTGCAACGGGCCGGGCACTGTCGAGCCCGGCCTGGCGATGCGTGGGTACTCTAGCACGCGCGGGGCGCAAGCAACAGCCCCCGGGAGCGACGAGCGCCCGGGGGCATGATCGAGAAAGCAGGCCGGCTCGGCGCGATCCTCATCCGGCCCGGTGGCACTGTATCGCGCCCGGGCGATGCAAGGGAGAGACCGACGCCCGGGTCGTGCGATCCTCGGGGGCCCGGAACCCCCCGAAGGTTAGAGAGGCGGTGCAAGGGAGGGGCGGACGCCCGGGTTGTGCAAAGCTCGGGGGCCCGGAACCCCCACCCGTCCTCCCCTTGGTAAGGGGGAGGCGACAGGCTTGCGGGAGTCTTCCGCTCCCCCTTCCCAAGGGGGAGCAACACGGATGTTGAGGGGGTGCAGGATGCAGAGGGTGGCGCGGTCCACCCGGAGGATGCAGCTTCCCCCTTGCACCGTTAAGGAAAAAGCCCCCGGTGCAACGAGCCCGGGGGCCGCGAGAATGGCGCCGGCCGGGCCCTGGTCGAGCCGGCCGGGGGTCATCCGCCGCCACTATATCGATCAACCCGCTTCGCTTCCAAGGAGTGTTCAGTTTTCAGTGTTCAGTTTTCAGCGAAGACTCCGGAGGCGAACCGCCGGGCTGAACACTGAACACTGAAAACTGAAAACCGGAGCGAAGCGACGTGAAGGAAAACCCCCGGGGGTGACGTTGCCCCGGGGGCGCTCCGAGAAGGCGAGGCTTGCACTGACGGGATGATTATCGGCCGTGCGGCGGCAGCGCCATCAGCCCGGACAACCGCCGCATCGCCCGGGGGGGATCACGGGGCGATAGTCCACTGCCGGGCCGGGCCCGGCCGGATCCGGGGTGACGCGTTGCGCGGGGCGCCCGGCGAGGATCCAATCCTGCCACACCCGCCGCTGTACCGGGTCGGGCTGCTCGAGCGCCAGGTATCGGTAACGCGCGACGCCGGTCGCGGCGATCGCGGCGTCCACGGCCGCCACCACGGCGGGGTTCATCTTCATGGGGTGATGGTCCAGAGGCTGGGGATCAATCCGCTGCCGATCTGGATGTTCAGCGGCGAGCAGGTGAAGCTGTGCAGGAGGTGGCCGGTCGGGAACCCGGAGCAATTGGCGGGATGGTCATAACAGGTCTGGGATGTGCCGCCGGGACAGGGGCAATTGACGGGGCAGGAGGTCGTCAGGTAGTACGTGCAGCCGCCCGAGCAGCCGATCGTGAGCTGGACGCATGCGCCCCCGAGCGAGGGGGTCATGAATGCGGTCTGCCACAGGCCGCCGCCCAGATAGGTCAAGGTGCCGGTGGCGGTGCCGAAGGAGGGGTGATTGTAGTTCGCGGTCAGGTTGGCCGCGGGCAGGGGGCAGGGATAGCATGGCGAGCAGCCGCATCCGCCCAGCGACCATTGATTGAAACAGGCCATCGCCGGGTCCTCGTCGGGTTAGCTGCAGGACTGGCCGATGACGCTGAAGGTGCCGTCCGCGTTCTTGCCCAGGACCTGCCGCTTGGTGTTGTCGCAGGCATCGGGCATCGCGTTGTAGACGGTCTGCGTGCCGATCGAGACCAGGCCGCCGGCGGAGAGCTGGTAGACCGTCGTCGTGGTCGACGCGCAGGTGATCGAGGGGAACCCCCCGCTGGTCCCGGCCAGCGAGAGCCCCGCGGCGTACCAGCAGGTGGCCCCGCCGCTCGATGAGGGGCCCTGCGTCTGCTGGAAGGCCGACTGGAGCCCCTGCTGCACGGCCCGGAGCTGGCCGGTCAGGTCCTGGAGGAGCCTGAAGAGATATTCCACGCGATTCGTGACGATCGCGAGTTGATTTTCGATCCAGCCCATGTCAGCCGTTCCCCAGCAATTGATCGAGCCCCGCGAGGTCGCCCGCGGCCCCGGCGTAGATCTGCGACAGCCCGGCCTGGGCGATCTGCTGCGGCATCGGCGTGCTGGCGATGTCGCGCATCCCCTGCGCCGTGTCGGCGTACATCGCGTTCAGGCCCCCGGCCGCGCCCTGGTACATCCCGGAGAGTCCCCCGGCCGCCTCGCCGAAGATCTGCTTGAGCCCGCCGACCTGCGGCGCCATGGTGCCCGTGTTCTCGGGCGTGAACGCCAGCGTGTTCGCCACCATCGTCGGCCCGGCCGAGAAGACCTCATCCGTCCCGAAGGCCGAGCCGGTGATGCTGGGCCGGAGGAAGTTCTCGGCCGAGTACCGGCCGCGGCGGTTGGAGACGTGGAGCGTGGTGTGGTAGCTGGTGCCCTCGGGCCCGGTCTGGAAGCGGAGCTCGACCGAGACCACCGGCAGGGCCAGCGATTCCCAGCCCGTGGTGTACGGCGTGCCCCCCGAGGTGCCGGCGATCGAGACGGCCTGGCCGGGCGCGAGGTAGGCGGACAGCAGGCCGTGGTAGGGGACCACGCCCTCGACCACCACGTCCTTCACCGAGTCGAGGAACTCGGCGGCGAAGGTGCCCATGTTCTGCTGGTTGCTGTAGTCTTTCCAATCCAGAGCTGTAATGATTTTTGTACGTTGAATCCCTTCAACTGTATAGAGCGTGCCGGCATACCCATTCGGGACGGTCGAGTTGCCGATCGGGCAGGGGGCGTAGGCCGCCAGCGTGCCGTAGGCGACCGGCACGAAGACGCGGACGTTGTCCGGCCACTGGGGCATGCCGTAGATGGTCTGGGTGGGCCGGCTGAAGTAGATGATCCCATTGACGGGATCGATCTGGAGCAGGTCGGTCGCCGTGTTGCCGTTGTAGATGATCTCGGCGACCGGCGAGGTGGTCATCTCGGCCGCCATGCCGTTGTCATTGATGAACGGCACCGGGTAGGGGAAGAACTGCTGGAGCGCCTGGCGGATCGCCGCGTTAGAGACCAGGTACTTCCGGCCCACCAGTGCGCAGTTTTGTGTCAATCCCCAGAGCTGGTAGGCGTTGTAGGCCGTCGTGGGCAGGGCGGTGTCCAGCGTGACGGTGATGTGTCCGCCCGAGGTGGCCGTCGAGGCGATCACCCGGGCCTGGACGTGCTGGTGGAGCTGGCCATTGAGCGAATCGGCATAGAGCACGATCCAGCCCAGGACGCCGGTGGCCGACTGGTCCCAGTAGTTCGCAACATAGGTCCCCGAGACGGCGCAGGTGACGTGCGTGGTGTCGGGGCAGGTGCAGGTGCCGGTCTCGCTCGCCTGGCCGTTGGAAAGGGGCTGATTCCAGCAGGCCGGCGTCCAGTTACTCTTCGCGGTCGCGTTCGAGAAGGCCCCCCAGGCGAAGTCCTCGACCAGGCCCCCATCGCTGTTCGCGGAGCCCGGCCAGGGACTCGTCTGGAGGGTGACGCCCCGGACCAGGGTGTTGCCCCGGACCTCGACCTGGCTGTAGCAGTCGGAGTAATCCCGCGTCAGGGAGGGCATGTCCAGCCGCGGGTCGGCCCCGAGGGTCAGCGTGTTGGGGCTGAAGGAGCGGCTGTCGAGGAAGCGGATCGTGCCGTCAGGTTGTACATGTAAATAATGATTGGGATGAACGCTCTGAACAAAAGCCTCGAGCGCCTGGAGGATCCGCTCGCCCGAGATCGTGACCCGCCAGGGGGGGATGACGGTCAGCGCGGCCAGGTCGGCCTGCGTCGCCGGCGGCAGGGTGGGCGGGGCGAACGAGGTGTAGGCCCCGATGCCCGCATTGGCGAGCGCCGTGGCGTTCTGGGCCATCGTCAGGATGGACGCGACGACCTGGCCGGTGGTGCGGCCGGCGCGCGAGGCGACGAAGGCCGGGTCGTCGCCGGGGAGGTTCCACGTCGAGGTGTCGGTGAGCGAGGTGGCGTCGGTGACGGGGATGTAGGCCGCGCGGTTCAAGAGGCCCAGCGCGCGGTATTCGCGGACCCAGCCGACCGGGTCCATGAAGCGGTCGAGGTAGCCCACCACGTCGCCCGCGAAGACCAGGGTGCCGCCCATCGTGAGCGTGACCGGCTTGCCGCTCCAGGCATCAGGCAGGGTCGTGAGGGGGCCTAAAAGCCTCGACAGGTGGAGTTCCGGCAACCCGCCCTTGACATGCGGGATCAACATGTCGAGGCTGGCGTTGTACGTGGCCAGATTGATCGTGCTGCCGTTGATCGCGAGGACGTCGCTCATGCTGAGGTCAGCGTTGACCCTGTTCGTGGCCCTGGCGGTCGTCGCCGGGGCTTATGCCCACACCGCTATCCGCCCCGTGGAGCCGCCGTCGCCGCCCCTCGTGCTCCACGAGCTGCCCCTGATCGATCCGGCGGCATCGCCGGCAGCTCAGCGCGAGACGATCCGCCGGACGGCCGAATTGCTCGAGGCCGACGACCTGGCCGCGCGGCTGTGGCTTACTGGGGCAGGCCGCCGGTAGCGTTGCCGCGCTGCCGCTGGTTGCCGGCCCGCGCCTGCCGCTGGAGCATCTGCCAGATCTGCTCGTTGTTCTGCTGCATCCTCTGCTGGGTATCCAGGATCGTGCGTACTGTGTCCTGGGCGGTCCCCATCGGGTTCATGAGCGGCAGGTGCCCGAGGTTGGGCGGGGCCTGCGGCCGGCCGGGCGTGACCCGGGCGCTGCGGGCCATCGCCTGGGTGTCGCGGACCCGGGCCTGCTGGTCCAGGTTCTCCCGGGACTCGTTGACGTCGCGGAGGTTGGCGGCCTTGTCCCGATCCTGCTGTTCCTTCGTGGCTTCGGCCTGCCGCTTGGCTTCTTCGGCGGAGGCGCGGGCCGATGCCTGATTCCGCGCCTCGAATTCGCGCATCTTCTCGGCATTGCGCCGCTTGATGTGCTCCTGCACTTCCCGGTGCGCCTCCTGTTGCTTCTCGAAGCGCCGCTGGGCCTCGATGCCCTCCGGACTGGCCTGGTAGACCTCGTTGGCGAACCCGGCCGGGAAGCGGTCGGGGAAGCGCTGGGCCAGCCCGGCGATCTGCTGCTGGGCCGCCAGGCCGGGCGCCCCGGGCTGCACGGCCTGGCCCATCATGGCCTGGGCCCGGTTGCGGTTGGCCTGGAGCTGCCGCCGCCTGGCCTCGAGCATGAGCTTCTGCAGCTCGGCATTGATCCGGTCGCGGGCCTCGGGCATCTGCTCGAGCGCCTGCCGTTCCTGCAAGGCCCGGATCTGGGCGTCCAGCCCCGGCTCGATGGGGGCCCCCAGCTCGGTCGCGCCGATCGCGCCGGTGAGCCCCTGCACGACTGCCTCGGTCGGTGCCTCGGTGATGACCTTCTCGAGGGACTTCGCTGCCCCGGCCTGCTTCGCCGTGGGTGCCTTCGCCATCCGCTCGAAGGACTCGGCGATGGCCTTGGCCCGCTGCTCGGTCGACGCGAGCTTCTGGTTGACCGCGTCCAGGGCCTTGGTGATCGCCTCGGAGCCGCCCACGTCGCTGCCGGCCAGGGCATTCCACACCTTCTTGATCGCCGGCTCGACCAGGGGCATGGCCGCGACGAAGGCCGTGAAGGCGATGTTGATCTTGGCCGCCTGGGCGGCCGTCTTGCCCGCGGCGATCGCGACCTGGTCGACGTTGTTGGAGATCGACAACAAGGCGCGGTCGAGCCCGCCGCCCATCGCCAGCACGGTGGTGAAGTCCTGGAAGGCGTAGGACATGCCCAGCAGGCCCCGGCCGTCGATCCGCTTCTCGCCCCGGGCGTGCTCGGCCGCCTGGGCGACTTCCATCGTCGAGACCTTGAGCGTCTGGAGCGCCGCGTCGACTTCCCGGGCCCGGGTGGAGGAGTCGCCCAGGTCGAGCTGCAATCCGAAGCGTTCGTCGGGCAAGTCAGGTGCTCCGTACCATGTCGGTCATCCAGGCCCGCAGGGCTCGCCTGGCCTGCTCGCGGCCCTCGGGGCGCACCCCGCGGAGGTCGCGCTTGGGCAGCGTCACGTTGTGCTTCCTGCCGCCGCCCGAGGCCCCCTGGAAGTGGTAATGCAGGAAGGTCTCGCCCTTCTTGTTGACCACTTCATCCCAGTAGGCGAAGGCTTCCCAGGCCCCGGCCGTCCGCCCGGTGTAGAGTCGCTGGTAGCCGGTCTTCAGATTCGTGATGACCCGCGACTGGACCCCGCGCGGCGCCAGCGGCGGGCCGGTCATCTTGCGGTACTGGGATGACGAGAGGTTGCCGCCGACACCCGGGTTGTAGGCGCCGCGATACTTCGGCGACTTGTAATGCTTCGCGTGCCCTTTCTTCGGGCCCACGGGCCGATAGGTCACCCGTGCCAGGGGCGCGCCATCCTTGTCGGTGCCCGCCATGATGCCCCGGCGCGAATCCTCGTCGATGATCCGCATCCACGAGGCCATCAAGGGCGTCGCGTCGGGGTTGGCGATCCTGCGGAGCCGGGCCTGGAGGCGCTCCAGGCCGGTGAAGTCGACGGTGGAGGGCATGGGGTCAGGAGGCGTCCTTGGCGACTTGCGGGGGTGGCTCCCATTCGATCGCGCCCGGGCCCATGGCGCGCCATTCCTGGTAGCTCTTGCCCAGCGCCGATTCGCCGGGTCGGAGCCAGATGACCATGTCACCGATGCCCTCGTCGCTGTAGGCACCGGCCTGGATGACGACCAGGTTCTTGTGCAGCGAGAGGTGGAGGGTCACGGGATCTTCCCCTTCTGGGACCACGTTCGGACCAGCGCGGTGCAATGCGGGAAGAGCCGGGCGATCGGGTGTGGCGATGTCCCGCCGCCCTGGAGCTGGGCGAAGGCTTCGGCGAAGACCTCGCGCGGGCCGTTCTTCCCGGGCTGGAGGTAATAGGTCAGATCACTCTGACGGCTCGCCGGCAGCCTCGCCTTATCGGCATTATAGGCGGCCTGGAAGTCGCCGTGAATGCTGCCGCCGATGGCATCGTCGAAGCCGTGGCCGACTTCGTGCCGGATCAGCCGGACCATCCGCCCGGCCGGCACAAACACCCCGGTGGCCTGGTCCTGGCGCGTCTTGCAGATCAGGACGATGCGCCGGTTCCAGAAATAGCCGCCGTCGGTATTCTCCCAGGTGCTTCCGGGTGACCATCCTGGGGGCTGCTGCGTGGACAGCGCGGGGTCCCAGTCGGAGAACTTCTGGGCCAGCGCGAACTTGATGCCGCCTTTGCGCAGCGCCAGGAGCACCGGCCGGGGGAGCTGCCCGATGGCGCCTCGGACCGCGGCCTCATCCGACTTCGAGACGCCGCCGCGTGTCGTCAGCACGAAGGGAGCCGGCCCACCGGGCGGACCCGCCTTCCCTGGCTTCGAGGGCGGCCTGCCGCCGGGCGGCTGAGCCGGCGATCCGGGCGGCGATGGCCGTCCCGTCTGCCCCCAGACATGCGAGAGCAGCCGGTTATAGCGGCCCTCGGGCCGCCCCGGGATCGCCACCTTCGTCGGGTTCGGCGAGGTGAAGTACTTCCGCCATTCGGGCCAGGTCATCCCGCCCGTGGACTGCGCCCCACCCGGCCCGGTCCCACCGATCCCGAAGGTGGCATTCTTCACATCGTAGGTGCCGACCCGGGGCACGACAGGCACACTCGGGGGCTTCGGCGGTGCGGGGATGTACCGGCCGGCTTTCCATGCTGCCCATCGCTCCCAGGCCAGGGCCTTGACCCGCGCCAGTCCCTTCGGGCTGATGCCGATGACGTCGCGGCCCTTGCGGGCGTGGATCGCCAGGACCTTGCCCCACGATTCGCCGGTGAAGGCGTCGAAGCGCCAGTAGAATTCGGCATGGGTACTGAGCGCCCGGCCCGCGAGCAACGACCTGGTCCGCGACAGCGCCCGCGCCGGCATCAGCGGGGGGGCGTTCGGGTCGCCCTTGCCCGAGGGCGTCATGGCCGACCGGCGGTATTTCCGGGTCCTGGGCCTGATCCGCTTGAGGTCCTCGCCGTCCTTGTCGAGCCCCCGGGCCAGCTCGGCATCCTTCACCTTCAGCCCGAATTCGACGACCCACCCCCACCACATTCGCCGGATCTCTTCCGGGTAGTTGCGGAGGTCGGGCGGTGCGATGTTGCGGATCTTGTAGCTGGTCGCTGCCATCGGGTCAGGCGACGGAGCTGCACGCCAGCAGCAGGTAGAACGTCACGTTGTTCGCCCCGGTGTCGACGACCAGGTTCTTGTGCGTGCCGTCGACGTACTGGCCCACGCCCGCCCCGGTCGAGTTGGGGTCGGACAGGCGGATCGAGCCGTTGAGCCCGGCACAGGTCAGGTAGTTCGCCACCGGCGGCACGAACGCGCAGCCGTTCGAGGCGCCGGCGTAGAGCTTGACGACGTGGGTGGCGTTGGCGTCGGGGTTGAAGAGGATCAGCTCCCGCACCCGCCCCGCCGCGGCCGTCGAGCCGTCCAGGAACGGCAGGCTCGTGAGGTCGATCGTCTGCGTGCTCGCGTTGACCGTCAGCGCCTTGGCGTAGATCTGGTCGATCGCGCCCGCCCCGGTGCCGTTGGCGTACTGGAGCGTGGCCCCCGTGACGGCCGGGGTGTAGATCCCCTGCACGATCGACTCGGGCAGGATCAGCCCCGAGGAGAGCGAGAGCGTGAACTGGAGGTTACAGACGCAGGTGCCGGTGACGTTCATTGGTCAATAGTCATTGGTCAATAGTCATTGGTCATTGGCAAGAGGCCGTAGGTCGAAGGTATTAACCAATGACCAGTGACCAGTGACCACTGACCAACAGGAGATCAGGTGAAGCTCAGGCTGAAGTCGGAACCGGCGGAGGCATCCCAGAGGTTGCCCGAGGTGGCCGACATCATATAAATGTCATTCAACGGCAAGTCGTCTTCGAACGGCGTCCACACGTTCTGGGCGTTGAGGTTCATGGTGAAGCCGTGGGTGCCGTTGTTGAGCTGGATCGAGGCCGTCTCGGAGGCGAGGGTCTCGTAGTTGTAGCGGTCGCCCGCGCGGGTCGTGTACAGGAACTTGGTCGCCAGCGTGGTGTGCCGGCCCATCAGGCGGAGGAACGAGATGTACCGCTGGGCGTACCACCGCCGCGCCAGGGTGTTCTGCACCGAGATGGTGAGGTCCGTGAACTGGGTCCGCACCGAGCCGCCGAAGGTGACGTAGCTGGCGCCACCGGCGCTGATGAACACGAACGGGTCGATGGCGAAGTTGTTGTCGGCGGGCGTGGGGAACGGCGTCGAGGTCGGGTCGGCCGCGCCGCCGAAGGCCGCGGGGGTGCCGGCCGGCGTCGAGGCCGAGATGTCGAGCGTCAGCCGCGCGATCGTGCTCGACTCGGACACCGAGAGCGTCCAGGCGTCGACCTTGGCGCCGGAGTAGCTCCGCCGCTCCACCGTGCCTCCCGGCTGGGTGATCGCGTGGTAGAGGGTGCAGCTCGCCAGGTCGCCGTTGGGCTCGCTGGTCGTCCAGGGGCTGGTGCCGCCGGTGATCCGCACCCCGGCCCAGGAGAGGAAGAAGGGGGCCTGGGAGACCGAGAGGATGAGCGACAGCCGGCCCCTGAGCTCCTGCTTGTCGGCCGTCATGTACGCCGGCACGTCGAAGCCGCCGCCGTAGGGGACGGTTACCGTGCCCGAGGGGCGGGAGCGCATGGAAAATGCATTGCCCCCGTCTAACCGCACATAATAGCCCTGAGCATTCGCCAACCCGTATGTGGTTGCCGTCGTCCAGGCGGTCGGGGAGACGACGGCCGTGTTGTAGGCGCTCTCCTCGACGACATAGAGAAACTCGCGTAAGCCTGCACTCATGTGAGGAGCTGCTCCCTGATCGTGATCCGCATCTGGCCGACGGCGTACTGCACGCTAGACTCGGGGTGGTCCTGGGGCATCGGCTGCATGGTGAAGTCCCACAGGCCCGACAGCGCCCCGGCCTGCTGGAAGGCGACGACGTTCTGCTGCCCCTGCCCGGCCGGGTAGATCGCCCGCTTGAAGGCCCACCACAGGTTCAACAGGTCCCGGACGTCGTAGCCCTGCACCAGCAGCTCGACGTCCACGAACAGGTCGTTCTTGAGCGCCGCGGGGAATTCCCACGAGTCCGGGCCCGCCCGGGGATAGATCCGCACCGCGGGCGCCATGCCGGTCGTGAGCGGGGTCGCGTCGGTGGGCTTGCCGTCCCACGCCAGGAAGGTCCGGCACACGGCCGCGAGCGTCGGGTCGGCCCGCAGCGTCGTCTTCAAGAGGTCGTAGACGGCCGAGTGGGGAGAGGGCTGGAGATCGAGGAGCATCGGTCCTCAAGTGAAGAGCGTGTTCGACGGCGAGATGGGAATCGGCAGGTCGGCGACCCCATCCCCATTGAGATCGCATTCCGCCACGATGCTCAGGGCCTCGGAGGCCGCCAGGTCGCGGAAGTAGGTGCCGTACTCCGCCTGCTGGTTGTTGAGCCCGATCTGCGCCTCGCCCACCAGGGAGATCGCCTTGAGCGCACACACGCGGACGATCGGCGGCCGGAGCATGAGCACGCCACTGGAGGCCGTCGCCGTGGCCGCGCCGCCCGTGCCGCCGCCGCCCGCGATGGTGAGCGTGTAGACCTGCCCCGGGACGTAGCCCGATCCCTGGGTGTTGGGGTAGATCGTGGTGATCATCCCGCCCGAGACCGTGGCCGTGAAGGTCGCGGTGGTGCCGGTGCCCCCGGGGGCCGCGACCGTCACCGTGGGCGGCTGGCTATACCCGCTGCCGGCATTGCTGATCGCGATCCCGCCCTGGAGGAAGAAGCCGCCGGCGAGCTGGTCCTGGAGCCACTTCGAGGGCAGCGGCGTGCGGCGGACCCAGGAGCCCAGCCAGAACTGGGCACTGCGGCCGGAGTCGCCGAAGTAGGCCGCGGAGGTGCCGCGCCACGAGCGGATGATCAGCCAGTCCAGCCACTGCCGGGCCTCGACCCGCTGCGAGTAGAACCCCTCCTGGTCGGTGTCGAAGTCCTGGACCAGCCGCACCCAGGGGGCATACCGCAGCATGTCGGCGAAGGTGCAGTAGGTCGGGGTGGGCTGGGTCGCGGTGCCCGCGGCCGTCTCGACGGCGAGCTGGCCCCGCCAGATGCAGGCACTCTTGCCCCCGCCGGCCGGCTGCCACCAGACCTCCAGGGTGTAGGTCCCGGCGTAGTCCAGCGGCAGGCTCTGCGCGGCGGTGATCGAGACCAGGACCTGGCCCTGGCCGTAGCCCGTCTGCGAGCTGCCGGCCGTGTACCAGCCGACGGTGGGCGTGAACAACGCCGTCTGGTTCTGCCCGGCGAAGACCTGCGCCGTCAGCGCGTCGCCCGCGGCGTAGGTGGGGAAGGTCTTGCCCCCCCGGTTCACGGCCTGGAGCGGGAAGTCTGCGGCTGAGCCCTGGACGATCGTGAGTCTGGTCATGCGATGATCAGTGACCCGAGGTCGGCATCGACTTCAGCGGTGGCCGCGTCGGCGGCCGTGGTGATCAGGGAACCGAGGTCGGGGTCCACTTCCGCCAGGCCGGCGTCGGCGGCGGTCGTGAGCAGCGCCCCGAGGTCGGGGTCCACGAACGAGAGCGGCAAGGCCCCGTAGGCCCAGGAATAGCCCCGGGTGACCAGCAGCTCGGGTGTGAGGAAGCCCCGGACGACGACGCTCATGAGGCAGGCGATGCAAAGGAGAGAAGGATGCCCGGGTCATGCGGGCCTCGGGGGCCCGGAACCCCCACCCGTCCTCCCCCTTGCCGAGGGGGAGGCGACAGGCTTGCGGGAGTCTTTCGCTCCCCCCTACCAAGGGGGAGCAACAGGATGTTGAGGGGGTGCAGGGTGCAGGGGCCCGCGCGGCCCAGCCGGAGGATGCAGCCGCTCCCTTGCACCGCCTGCTAGCTCCTGGTCGACGGCGCCGAGCCGGAGTCGAGCGTGAAGGTGCGGATGGTGGTGCCGGTCGAGGGGGTGCGGACGGTGTACGTCGTGCCCGACACCTGCTCCTTGCCCGCGGCGGCGCACACGGCCGCCCAGAGCGCGTCATTGACGGTGATCGAGCCGTCGGCCAGCGCGTCGAGCGCCCGGGGCGCGGTGAGCGTCCCGCCCAGGGTGATCCCGCCGGCCTGCGCGTCCACGATCGGCAGCCCGTTCGCATCGGTCTGGACCGCCTGGCCGGCCCACTGGAGCACATTCGCCGTCACCAGGGAGGCGGTCGGGGCCTGGGCCTGGGTGGGGATCACGGCGTAGGCGCTGGTCGTGTCGGGGGTGACGGCGAAATTCGGGCTGACGGTGGCGACCCGGGTCGAGCCGTTGTAGCTGGTGACCTGCACGGTGTCGCCGGCGTCGGTGCCCGAGAGGATCGTGAGCACGCTGCCGACGTAGACGCCCGAGGTCCCGGACGCCGTCGCGTCCAGGGTGATCGTGCTGGCACTCGCGGCCGTGGCCACCCCCTGGGTCGAGTAGGCCGACGGGGTCAGGTTGGCCGAGACGGCGAAGGTGCTCGTGTTGTCGGGGATCGTGGTCCAGCCCGGGGCGATCGTCGCGGCCTTGGTGGTGCCGTTGTAGCTGACGATCGAGCGGGTCTGCCCCACGCCGGTCCCCCCGGTGAGGGTGATCTGGTCGCCCGAGTAGATGTTGTTGATGGTGCTCGCGCCCGCGTCGAGGGTGATCGCATTGGCGGAGCCGGCCTGGGCGGTGCCGGTGCGGATCGTGGCGGTGGCGACGTTGGCACTGACCTGGAGCGAGGCGTTGAGGGTGGGACTGTCGGCCGGCATCAGGGCGAAGGTGGTCGTGTTGTTCGGGGTGACCTGGAAGGCGCGGTCGAGGGTCGCGACCTTCGTCGTACCGGAATAGCCGACGATGGTCCGGACCTGGCCGGCCCCGGTGCCGCCGGTGAGGTAGAGCGCCAGGCCGTTGTACACGCTGTTCGTCGCCGATGCCCCCGAGTCGAGGGTGAGCGAACTGGCGGTGCCGGCCTGCGCGGTGCCGGTGCGGACGGCCAGCTTGCTGATCGGGTCCTGGCCCGCGGCATAGGCGCCCACGGTGACCGTGGCGGTGACGGAGCCGACGGCGCCCGCGACCGCGGCGATCGTGGTCCCGGAGAGGTTGACCGTCGTCGTCGGGGCGTTGATGTGGCCCCAGTCGATGCCGACGTATCCCGCGGCGCCCTGGGACGCCGTCCCCAGGATCTTGCCCACGTCGACCCGGCCGCTGGCGTCGATCGCCAGGGCGTTGGAGTTGGGCACGCCCACCTGGAAGTTGTCGACGACGGCCTTGCCCGCCACCGTGGCGACCGTCGCCGCGACGCTGACCTGCACGCTATCGCCGGCCGCATACCCACCCGGCACGGTGCCGGTGATCTTGTAGCGGCCGGTGTCCAGATTGGTCACTGTGAGCGTGAACGTGCCATCGTCGGCGCCGTTCTTGGTGGCGGTCGCGGTGGGCAGGCTGTCGCCATTCTGGGCCGCGCCCGTGGTCGGATTCGAGGTGACGAACTCGGCGTAATAGCTGGCGCCGGCTGGCAAGGGCATGGTTGAGTTTTCCCTGCGTTGCAAGCGAGAGACGGGCGCCCGGGTCATGGGCGAAAACGGTGCAAGGGAGAGACGGACGCCCGGGTCGTGTGGACCAGGCGGTGCAAGGGAGAGACAGGCGCCCGGGTCGAGCGGGCCGCGGGGGCTGGGAACCCCCCGAACCCCCCTTGGTAAGGGGGGACTGCTGCGACCTCTTACGCTCCCCCTTCCCAAGGGGGAGCAACATGGACGTTGAGGGGGTGCAGGGTGCAGGGGCTGGCGCGGCCCACCCGCAGGATGTAGTCTCTCCTTTGCATCGCTTTGCTCTCACCTTAACCGGGTGAGCTGAGCCCGGAGGATCCGCCGGGCTGGCGGAGGGTGAGCTGATACGCGGAGCGGACTACGCTGCCGGAATTGATCACGCCGGAGTTGAGCCCGACCGGGGAGTAAGCGAACAGCGCCCCAATCCCCGCCTGATAGTGGGTCAGCACCTGGCCCGCCGAGAGCGCCGCATTGTAGACCGCCACCTCATCGAGCGTACCATTGCAGCCATTGTTGAGGCTGTCGAGGCCGATGGTCAGCGCGACGGTCGATGCCAGGTTACTCGCAGCCGTGCCGCTATTATCGAGGGCGCCGTTGAGGTAGATCTTCCACGACGTGCCCGAGTAGGTGCAGACGACGTGATACCAGTTGGTCACGCTCGCCAGGTTGGTCGAGCCCGTGACCCAGCTACCGATGTAGAAATTGACGGGGCCGCCCGTGCCCACCGTCTTCACAGCGTAGCCGGGGAAGCCGCCCCCGCTATTGTATTTGGCCAGGATGAACCCGCCCCCGGTCACCCCGCCCTTGCCGGTCTGCTTGATCCAGCCTTCCAGCGAGAAGCCGGAGGACGTAAAGCGCAGGTTGGCCACATCCGGCACCGAGACGGAGCCGATGCCGCCGCCGAACTGGACCGCGTGGCCGCCGTCGCCCACGATGCCCGTGGCTCCCTGCGTATAGCTGCCCGAGTAGGTGCCGGTGTTCGATCCCTTGGAATCGGCCGCGGAGGTGCCCGAAAGCTCGTCGAGCTTCCAGTAGCTGACCAGGGAAGATTCGCCCAGTATGATCGAGGAATAAGCACTCATATCTGTTCAAACCGGAGGGCCGTCCAGCCCCAGCGCCCCGTAATCGACGTCCCACCGGCCCCAGGGGGAATCGGTGGCGTACTCGATCGCGCCGGTGTGCCAGGCCAGGACCTTGCGCGTGGCCATCACCTTGAGGCCCACGCAGGCGGCCCAGTGCGAGAACAGCCAGTCCTCGGGGAAGAACTGGGCCATCCAGTGGCCGTCCTCGTCGAGCCCCAGCCGGTTGCAGACGTGGAAGCCCGGGAACTGGGCCGTCCAGTCGCGATCGAACCGGCAGATCCACAGGCCCGTGTTGATGGCCAGGTGGTGGTCCCGGTCGTCCTTGCGGCAGTCCTCCAGGCCGAAGCTCTCGGGGAGCTGGTACAGCTCCTTGAGCGTGATCCGGTCGACCACCCAGGACTCCAGCGGCTCGCGCCGCCGGCCCATGCTGGTGAGCCCGCGGTCGTCCTTGATCGCGACCGCGACCGAGAGGATGTCGGCCCCGGTCCGGTCGATCTCCTCGACCAGGGTGTCCAGCCAGCCGCTGGAGGGCCGCACGTCCGAGTGGCACATCGCGAAGTAGTCGATGTCCCCCCGGGCCCGGGCGTTGAGCGCCTGGCACCAGAGTACGTTGAAGTTCTGCGTCAGGCAGCCGAAGCGGGAGTCGGCCACCGTGATGGCGTGCCGCGTCGGGTCGTTGCTGGCGACGGCCGTCAGGATGCCCGAGCAGAGCATCCCCGTGTGGGGGATGCCCAGGAAGATCTTGGCCAAGGGGCGTGTCCTCTAGGGGAGCGAGACTGCAAACAGGAACGATCGGGTGACGGGCTGGTCGGAGTGCGGGCCCCGCAGCCACTCGTCGCCGAAATGGGCCTCGAGGTCGGGCCGGGCCCGCCAGCCGGCGCGCTCGAACCGGTCGCGCCACCAGGCCCTGGGCCGCACCGTGCGATGCAGCGCGACGCCGTCGTGCAGGTAGGGCGCCTGGCAGATGGAGCCGGTGAAGAACCCGCCCTCTTCGAGGTCGTCCCGCACGTTGGCGAGGACCCCGGCCAAGCCGGCCTCCTCGATGTGCTCCAGGACGTCCCAGGCCGTGATCACGTCGAACGCGAGCGGCGCCCCGTCCCGGTGCAGCTCGAAGGGCCGGGTGATGTCCGCGGTGAAGAGATTGTCGGGGATGATCGGCCACTCCGCCCGGCCGTGCACCCGGCTGAAGTCGCTGCCCTCGACCCCCACGGCGAGGCCGCCGTCGTGCAGGATCGAGCGCACCAGGCCGCCCCCGGCGCAGCCCAGGTCCAGCAGCCGGACCGAGCCGGCCGGGATCAGCTGGTAGAGCCGCCGATTCCATTCCCGGTGCCGGGAGTTGTCCCGGGCCGTCCCGCAGGGGTGCAGGTGGTCGAGGGAATCGGCGGCGATCGGATAATCCGTCCGGATCGAGATCACGTATTTTTCAGGTGGGCGCCCAGGAGGACGATGCGCCCGTTGCAGGTGTCGCTGTTGTTGGTGCCGATCCGGCGGAGCCGGAGCACGATCATGTTGCCGTTGGCGGCGTTGGAGAGCTGGGCGTTGGCCACCGCGATCGAGCCCAGGACGAGCTGGCCCGAGTTGGACGAGAGCGTGACCGTGGTCGTCTGCTCGGTGCCCCCGGCCGCGTTCAGGCCCGCATAGAAGGTCCCGGCGTCCATGTTGAAGACGGTCAGGCCGAAGACGGCGTTCTTGCCCAGGTCGCCGGCGTCGCTGCCGTCGTCGGTGGCGCGGAACCGGAACGTGACCCCGGTGGCGACGCTCAGGTTGTTGGGGATCTCGCAGATCGCCTGGTAGTAGTCCTGGATCGGGTTCTTGGCGGCGTTCAGCGCCAGGGTCTGGTACGACTTCTGGAAGCTGATGCCGACCATGTTGCCGCTGGCGGTCTCGGGGTCGGCGGGGGCGCCCGGCACGATCGCGCGGAAGTTGGCGTTGTCGTAGCCGACCGCCTGCTCGCGGACCCAGTCCGAGCTCGAGAGGCTTGCAATCAGTTCACCGGCCATTGCTGTAGTGCACCTTTACGAATGTGAGAATCTGTATGTGTAGACACCGGGACGGGGCGGGACGCGGCGAGGACGGACCGGCCCGCGCCGCCCGGCGTGGACGGGGACGACCGGCTCAGGTGTTCGACTGGAACAGGCTGGCCATCTCGGGGCGGACGACCGCAAGGCCCCACATCGTGTGCATGTGGACGACCCAGCCCTGGTCCTGCATGGAATATCCCATCTGGATCTGGACGGGCACCTTGTCCTTGAGGAGGATGTAGGTCTCCTCGACGTTGGGGCCGCCCGGCGGGGGATTGGCGGTGACCGCGGCGACGGCGTAGCGGTGCATCAGGATGGCCGGCTGGTGGCCGGCGTTGAACGGCACCAGCATCTGGTCGTAGACCACCTCGGCGCCGAAGACGGCCCGCAGGCGGGCCCGCTGCTGGGCCTCGACCGCGGCGGTGTCGCCCACGATGTACTGGTAGATGAAGCTCTGGTCGGCCAGCATCGTGCTGTAGGTCAGCGGGTTGACCAGCAGGAAGGCGTTATCCCGGTCGGTGTCGATCGGCACGCCGGCATTCACCAGGTTCTGCCAGGCGGTGCCGATGTCGCCGCGGGTCAGGTCCGCGGCCGTGCCCGAGGTGCCGGTGAACAGGGTGTAGTTGGCGAAGTTGGTGCTGTTGAACAGGCCGACGATCGAGCGGTTGATCTTGCGGAGCAACGCTTCGAGATTGGGCTGGATGAAGATCCGCTGGAGGTCGACCGGGGTGCGCACCTGGTCCCAGCTCTTGATCACGAAGCTCACGCTGAAGTTCTTGGACAGCGTGATCGACTGCGGGTTGTAGGTGTAATCAAGTGGTTGAATTGGACCACTCTGAATATCTACAACCGCACCTTCGTTGACCGTGGGGATGATCACGTTCAACGTGGTGAAGGGGGTCGCCACGACCGGCTGGTAATCCCAGTAGATCGCGTCGACGAAGGCGTTCTTGTAGCGGAGGGATTCAGACGCAGCCGAAGCCGCCGCCACGACGGTCTGGAAGAGATTGGTGGTCGGGTTCACGGAGGGTCACCTGTCGCGGTGACGGACGGCCCGGACGGGCCTCGGCGGCGAGGGGAAACGCCGCGGGAGGTGGGGTGCGAAGCGGGGCCTTCCCCGGCCCCTCGGCCCCTTGCGGGGCGGTGTCCTCTCAGATGAACTCGAGCGTGCCGCCGGCGACGGCCGCGGCCAGCGCCTTCTGGTTCGCCATGCACCAGGCGGGGTCGCGGTATTGCGACTGGCTGACCTGGAACTTGGTGCCGGTGTTGGACCCGTGCCCGCCCTGGCCCCTGCCGGGCCCGGGGACGACGAGCGGCGGCAGCCCCTGCTGGGCCTGCTGCGTGGCCTGCTGGGCGATCTGCTGGAGGGTCTGGCTGCCCTGGGGGAAGAGGTAGGGCCGCTCGGTGCGCTGGCCGTCGATGGCCGCCTTGATGACGGCGTCCGAAGGCTCGCCCTGGGGCTGGTACCTCGCCAGGTCCCAGAGGTCGGCCTGGGCCTTGGGGTCGGCGATGCCGGCTTCCCTGGCCAGCTCGGCCCAGCGGGCCCGGTGGCCGGTCTCGGCGAACTGCGCCTTGAGGCTGGCCAGCTCGGCCGTGCCCTTCTCGAGCTCGGCGACCTTCGCCTTCAGCTCGTCGGCTTCCTTGCGGGCGGCCTCGCGCTCCTCGGTGAGCTTCCTGGCCGCCGCGCGCCACTTGTCGCGCTTGGACGCGAGCCGGGCCACGGTCTCGGCATTGCTGCTGGCTGCCGGCTGCTCGGCCGGCGCGGTCGCGGCTTCGCGACTCATAAGCATTTGCCCCCCTTGCGAAGGGGGGCCTCAGGGGGTTCCGGGCCAGGGACTCCGCGCCAGGGCTGGGGCCCGGAACCCCACCCCGGCCCTCCCCTCCACGAGGGGAGGGAGTCAGCCCTCGGGGTGCATGTGGTGAGCTAAATAGGCGACGGCGCCGATCAGCTTCACCTTGTTAACTTTCTCTTCGACCTGGATCAGGCTGTCTTCCACGCCGGCCTTGCCGCGCTTGCACAGGCCGGCCGAGACGCTGTCGCCGGCGTCCTTGCATGCCTTCCGGGTCCGCTCGTAGGCGTCCCGGGCGTCCTCCAGGCTCTCGTTGAAGTAAGCCCAGACCTTGCTGATGTCGTCGGCCTTGTTAACGGGGATGACCTCGTAGGCGAAGGCCGCCTGGCCGGGGACCGTGTCCAGGTCGTTGATCCGGTCCTCCAGGTCATCGACCCGGCCGCGCGCGGCGCAGGCATGCCGCTTGAACCACCGCTTCAGCCGGGTGAAGTGCCAGCGCTCGAAGTACTCGTGATACCCCTGGAAGCAGCCCGCCAGGGTCCGCTCCCATCGCAGGCACTCGTTGAGGGCGTCCACCACGCCTTTGCCGGGCTTCACGTTAATCGTCCTCCAGGTATCGGGGCCGGGCCGTGTGAAACAGCCATGAGGCGTAGGCGAAGCCGCAGAGGCATCCCAGCAGGAAGGGCAGGATCACGAGCGTTGCTGGCTCCGGTAGTAGGCGATGGACCGCGCCATCTGCTCGGTGCGGAACTCGAGGTCCGCGATGTACCGCGCCATGGCGAGTCGGGTGTTGTAGTCCCGGTACAGCGCCTGGGCCCGTTGCTCCAGCTCGAAGCGCTGGGCCGCCACTTCCCGGGCCAGCAGGGCGTTGGCCTGCATCTGGGGCTCGACGACCAGGGCGATCGTCGCGGCCAGGGCCGCACACCAGAGCAGACAGGCGAGGAGGAGTCTCATCCCAGCAGCTCCACCGGCTCGAGCGGCGAGGCCGATCGCGGCCCGCAGGTGGGGCAGTCGATGGCGTGGCCGCCCAGGTCCTCGACCCAGGCCGCGCGGGCCTTGTCGCCGCACTGCGGGCAACGGCAGAAGTGCCCGACCACCTTGCCCAGCTCGACCCGCTGCGGCACCGCCCTCGGGACGTCGAGCGGCAGGGCCGTCGTGGTCGCCTTGTGCAGCTTGACCCCGCACCAGCCGGTGCAATGGAGCTTCACCCAGAACCGCGACGTGATCACGGCGCCCGAGAGGTGCTTGGCCGCGCGGGCGTCGCCGACTTCCGCCGGCTTGCCGCAGTCGGGGCACTCGACCGTGCGGCCGACCAGCTCGCCCAGGGGGAGCTTGGCGGGCTTCGGGGCTTCGACTTCGATGGCCGGCTTGTGCTTACTCACAGGTCGAGGATCGTCTCCTTGAGGTCGCGGGACTGGTTGTCGTCGTCGTCCGAGCTGACCCGGCCGTCCTCGTCGCCGGCGTCATCGCCATCGTCGGGCGTCGCGCCCTCTTCCTGCTGCGGCTCGAGCCGGGCCGCGATCGACGGGGCGGCCTTGATCAGGTCCTTGCGGTCGGCCTCGATCTGCTGGAGCAACGCGATGGCCCCATCCCGATCGAGCCCGTACCACTCCATCACGGCCATGATCAGCGACTTCAAGCCCGAGGAGACCTGTCCCATCATCAGCTCGAGGTTGTCGGCCGTGGGCACCGGCACCGTGGGCTGGGGCCAGCCCAGCGTGAGCATGCCGGCGTCGGCCGCGGCCACCAGGCCGGGCTTGCCGTAGTGGTTGCCGGCACACCGCAGCACCGTGCGGGCGATCTCGGTCTCGTACAGGCCAAATGGCCGCCGCCGGGCCCGGGCCCGGGTCAGCAGCGGGGCCTGCTCGACGACCAGGGCGATGCCCGAGGCGATCCCGGTCTGCTCCATCCGCACCGCGGCGATCGGCACCTGGAGGCTTTCCAGGACCTGGTTGATGTACCGCAGCAGGTCGTCCCAGGCCGCCGCGACGTCGATCGTGGCCTGGAGGTAACTCAGCTCCGGCTCGGCGAGGTCCTCCATGCCGCCACTGGCCCCGATCTTCATCCGGGCCGTGCGGAGCTTGAGGAACCGCTGCGGCTCGAGGATCGGCTGCCAGTTCTCGTCGACGTTCTTGGCGATCGGCAGCGGATTCAGGTGCTTGTTGATCGATTCATCTAAGCGTGATAATCGATCGTTGATGCGGATTTCGGCCTGAGTGAGGTGGCCGCCGATGCCGGCTTCCCAGAAGGTCGTGATCGGCTGGGAATAGCTCACGAACGCGAAGGGGAGGCACCCGTATTTGTGCGGGATCTCCTCGATGAACCGCGTGCTCCGCTCCCCGGCCAGCCGCTCGTTCTTCGGCGTCTCGTAGATCCGGACCGACTCATCGGTCCACAAGCTCAAGACGTCGCGCTCCTCGAAGCGGTCGATCGTGCAGGCGACCCGCGGGACGGTCCTGTCTCCGGGATCGGTCCAGGCGTGGAAATCGGCGGCCGACCAGAGGCGGAGCTTGATCGGCTTCTCGGCGAATTTCCCCTCGCCGGCGTCAATTTGCACCGCGGCGACGTCGTTCAGGGTCGACAGCTCGTCCGCCCGGAGCATGAGGGCGTCGAAGTGGTTGTCGCCATAGACCTGCTTGAGGAACTCGTCGCCCGCCGGCTGGTCCCAGGTGCGGGAGGGGCCGGGCGAGTAGAGGTGCTGCGTGAGGATGGTGATGATCTGCCGGGTGAAGCCGGCGGATCTATACGGGCGTTGCACATAATCAAACGGCGTTTCAGCATCACGTAAAAATACCTGCATGAATCGCTTCCCTCTATAGTCATAGAAGGCTTGCGACAATGCGGCGTCGTTCAACCTGTGCTGCTGCCCGGCCAGGCCCTTCTCGACGTCTGCGATGATCGCGGGCAGGTTGGGATTAGCCACCGCGGCGTTTCACTTCCTTCAGCAGGGCGTTGTACTCGGCGTCATGGTCCGCCTGCTCGCGGCGGAAGGCCGCCTCGAGCCCGCGGAGCTGCTGCACGGTGCGGTCCAGCTCGGCCCTGAGCTTCTCGTGGTCCGCCTTGGGGACGGTCTCAGACGGCGCCTGGGGCGTCGTCGCCGCCAGGGCCTTCGCCACCGCCTCCGAGACCAGGGCTGTCAGGTCCGGGGTCGGGGCAGTCGTGTCGGTGCTCACTGTCCTCGGGTCCTCTTGGGGTGGTCAGGTTCGGCAGCGGCTGCGCCCCCTCGACCCGCCGGGCCGACTCGGCCAGCAGGTCGTCGGTGATGGGCTGCGCGCCCGCTTCGGCGAGTGCCGCCAGCGAGATCAGGCCGACGCCCAGGGTCCGGGCCGCGTCGACCGGCAGGGGGATCGGGTGGACCGTCCGGCCCATCTGGAGCGTCAAGACGGGGCCGGAAGGCCCCATCCCGAGGGAGATCTGGCACTGGTGCTGCCCGGGCCGGGCGATGGCGCCGGCCTGGCCGGCGGGGAGGCCGTTGGCCCCCAGGATGCGGTTCGACATGGGTGTCCTCTTCGAGCGGTGGCGGGATGACTGGCGGAGCTGGCTGAGCTTCGACATCACCAGGTGATCGTGACCTCGCGGGGATTCTCGGCGACGGTGCGCATCGGGATGCCCCAGCAGTCGCAGGCCGCGTCGTGGACGATCTCGACCCGCTTCGGCCGGCCGATCGCCTGGGGGACGGGGAAGGACTTCAAGGGCGCGGCTGCGTAGTGGAGTCTGGGGGCCTGCTCCAGCTCGGCGAGCCTCGCCTTGAGCTTGAGGTTCTCCTCGACCCACACGCGGTTGGCCCGCAGCGCCCCCGCCAGCCGCGATTCCAGGGCCTTCGTCGCCTGCTCGACGGCCGCCCGCTTCACCGCGTCGCAGGTCGCCGACAGGTTCCGCTTGCCCTCGATCGCCTCGTCGCGGGCCTTCGCCGCGGCGGCCAGGTCGTACTTCAGGCGGATGATCTGATCGGCCTGGTCCCGGATCGTCTGGCGCAGGCCCACCACCTCCGCGAGCTTCCGTTTCATCGTCTCGCCCCCGGAAGCGTCCCGCTCCCGCAGGACCTCGTTCTTCAGCTCCAGTTCGTAGACTGTCCTCGCCATCAGTGTCCTTGTCCTCGGGCCGTCAGGTCGGATCGGAGGATCCGCTTGGCGCGGGCACACGCCGCGCCGATCACGCTGTCCAGGGCGTCCTGGGCCGGCCCGTAGCGGGTCGGCTCGTGGCTGTACGCCTCGATCAGCCGGGTCACGCAGGCCAGCCAGCGCCGCTGGTCGCCGGAGATCGCCTCCGCCTCGCGGATCGCGTCGTCGATCGTCGCTTCGTCGGGCTCGCTCACAGGGCAAAGCTCTGGATCAGAGCATCCGCCAGGTCCGGGCTGTGCCCCAGGATCGTCTGCCAGTCTTTCTTCGGCAGTAATTTCGTCTGCCTCCCTACGAGCGAATAGCTCAAGGTCCTCAACTCTTCCCGCAGGCGATGCCAGAAGGGACCGGGCGGGATCGCGAAGAACGGCTGGACCGCGTGGGGATCGCGCGCGTCCGGGATATGCCGCGGATCCAACCGCTGCCGGAGCTTCCAGGCCGCCTCGCTGCGGAGGTTGGGGAAATCGCCCGAGGACGGGCTGCCCTCGCCGGCGTAACCCACGGCCCCCTCGATCCCGCGGCGCCGGAGGTGGAGGGGGAAGTCGCGACCGATGCCGACGCGATCATATGAGATTCTTTCGTCCGGGACCCCCCAGCGAAGTTTGAGACGTCGGATCGCTTCCGCGGCCTCCGGCAGCCCGAGGGCCGAGCCGAAGACGACGTCGAGCACGCGCCAGTCATCGCGGACCAGGATTGCCGAAGAATCGCGGCCCACGCCCTCGCCCAGGTCGCAGGCAATGCGTCGCGTCGCGTGGATCGGGTGCCCGGCGGGGATGATCCGCTCGTCCTTGCGGGCCGCCCAGTCGAGCCAGGCTTCGGGGATGAGGCACTCGGCCGAGACCGTGGGAATCTCGGCATCGATGTGGCTCTTGACCCAGAGGCTGTGCTTGCCGTACCGCCGCTCGACGTCCTCGATGAAGGTGCGGTCGGCGAGGCCCCGGGGGGACTCCCACAGGCCGGCGTCGGGGGACTCGCGGGAGCTGATCCGGATCGCGTTGCACGCACGGGCCGGTGGGATTCCGTCCTGGGCGTCCCTGGCCGCCTGGCGGATGAGCTGGACGAACCGGCCTTCGGCCCGGATGGGGTTGCCGATGGCGAGGAGTCGGACATACTTGAGCGAGTCGAGGGCATCCCAGATCTCATCTTCGACCCCGCTGGCCTCGTCGACGATCACCAGCAGCTTGCGGTTGTGCTGGCCGCTGGCCCGCTCGACGCTGGTGGTCGAGTAGCCCAGGGCCCCCCAGTCGCCCTTGACCGTGAGCCTCAGCGGCGAGCAGCGGATGCCCTGCGAGGCCGAGAGGCCCAGGGGAAGCCGGGCCCCCTCGAGGGCCCGCCGCACTTCCTTCCAGGTCACACTGCCCAGGATCGTCTGCGACGGCCCGGTGCAGATGATCAACGACTGCGCCCGCGTGAGCAGCCACCAGGGAATCAGCCGGCCGACCAGGTAATCCTTGCCGACCGAATTGCCCGTGTACGCGACCGTGATCCGGTACTGGTCGACCGAATCGGCGATCTCCCGCTGCCGGGCCCAGAACGGCGGGGACTCCAGGATCGCGGTGTTGAAGAGGTCCGGGTCGTGGACGCAGCGGGTCAGGAGGTCGGTAAGCCGGCGAACTTCTTCAGCCAATGCACCCTCCGTTTCAGCCGCTGGTTCTGCGCGATCAGGAGATCAACCCGCCGGCCCATCTCGACCAGCCGGGCCCTGAGGGTCTCGGTCTCGCTCGACGACTCGGGCTTCGGCGAGGCTTTCGGCGTCCTGGACCAGATCCGCAAGGCTAATCGCATCCTTCTTGCCCTCGTGCTTCTCGCGGGCGAGCTGGAGCGTCTGCCCCTTCAGCTCGAGCTCGCGGTCGTCCTGGTCGAGCCCCCGGCGCTTCAGCTCGATCTCCTGCTGGCGGAGGTCACCCGCCATCAGGGCCCGGCCCGCCAGGGTGGCCGGCCGGTGGTCGGGATCATCCAGGGCCTTCAGCAGCCGCCCGGCGATCCGGGTGACCTCCTCGGGGGTGCGGAGCCAGCCCTGGTGGTAAGCCTGGCGCTCGAGGGCCTGCTCCCGGCGGGGAGCCTCGGGCTTCGCCTCGAGGGGCGCCTGGGGCCTAGGCTTTCGCCGGCGTCTGGACACACGCTTTCCGCTCCGCTGCCGCCAGCTTTCGCTCCGCTTCCGCCAGCTCCAGCTGCGCCAGCCGGTAGCTCTTCCAGAGGCTGATGCAGGTGCCGCCGGCCATCGAGGCGGCCAGGCACGTGAAGGACAGCAATGAGGCCCAGTCCACGTGTGCGACCATCCCGAGCAGCCCGGAGGTGAGCGTCATCGCGTAGCCCTCGGGGCTGGTATTCCGCCAGTGATCATGAAGGGCCTGGACGATCATTGCGGGGTCCCATAGTCGGCACACCAGTACCAGGTGCCGCCGGCGGAACGGGCGCCCGAGACGCCCAGGTCGGTGAAGTCGCCCAGCAGGTTGGCCCGGTGGGCGGGATCGGCCAGCCAGGCCGCGATGGCGGCCTCCGGCGTGGCCTGGCCGAAGGCGAGGTTCTCGCCGGCGGCACGGTAGGCGTAGCCCGATCCCCTCAGCCGCCCGGCGAAGTCGCCGTGGGTCAGGACTCGAGTCCTGGCCAGCTCGGCGGCGTAGGCCTCGGCCATGGCCTGGAGCCCGGGATCGATCGAGAGCGGGGCGAGGTGGGCCCGGGCGCGGGCCGCGTTGGTCGCGGCCAGCAGCGCGGCGGACGGGTCGCCGGCCGGGGGTGCCGGCTTCGGCTTGCCGAAGAGGCTGATGAGCCACTCGAGCCAGCTCACTTCGGAGCCCCTTCGGGGGGCGAAGCCGCCGGGTGCCCGCCGAAGGTCGCCAGGACCGCGGCCAGGGCCAGGCCGATCGAGTGGTAGGGTTCCGGCAGGGTGCCGGCCGCGGCCACGCAGGCGGCGGCCAGGGCGGCCAGGATCACGGTCAGCGAGACCTTGGGCATGAGTACCTCAGTCCGGTAGCCAGCAATGGCCGATGAAGACGCCGGCGGCGAAGACCAGCCCGAGGAACACCGAGGGATAGCGGTCGATCCACCGCCGCACCACCCGCGAGATCGTGTGCGGGGCGCCGTGGTGCTGATAGAGCTGGACGTCGGCGGCGATCAGGACGGCCGCCAGCGCGATCAGGATGGCGAGGACGACGAACTCGGATTGCTGCTGCGTCATTCGCCCGCGATCCCCAGCCCCACCACGGTCGCCAGCGCGAACCAGCCCATCAGCCAGCCCAGCCCGACCAGGGCGGCCAGGACGGCGGACTCGATCAGGCGGTCGGAGCAGCGTCGTCGTGGTGCTCGCGTCATGCGTCCGTTCACGTGGTCTCCCCCTGGCCCCCTCGATGGAGGGAGCCCGCCGGGCCGGGCATCGTCGGCCGGACACCGGCGGGCGGGCGCGCTTCCGGATGTGCTTCCACCCTCCCCTTACCAAGGGGAGGGCCGGGGAGGGGTTCCGAGCCACGCGGCCCCGCGAGGTCACGTGGCACAAAACCCCCCGAACCCCCCTTCGTAAGGGGGGAGGTATGCTCAGAAGCCCGACCAGCGGGCCAGCTCGGCCCGGGTGATCGGCCGCGTCTCGCGGCGGGCCCGGGTCTCGCGGTCGCTTTGCCCGGGCGCATCACGCCGTGAATCGTAGACCAGCCGGCCGGTCGTGCCGGCCAGCTTCTTCGGCTTGCTCGGTGCCGGGGCCGCGCCGTCGCGGATCAGGATGCAGGCGGCCGTCTCGTGGTCGCTCATGGGCGCCTCACAGGTCGTCGTCGGGGAGGCTGTGCACGACGGGCAGCCCGAGGACCTCTCGGGCGAAGTCGGGGCCGATCCCGGAGCGCTCGCAGACCTGCTCGGGGGTCGGGCGGTCGATGCCTTCGGCCAGCAGCTCGGCGGCGGCCTTCTGGAGCTTCCGCCGGGCGCGGCGATGGTCGGTCGGCACGGTGATGCCGCCGGGCCAGGGCTGCTCGCGGACCAGGTTCGTGAGCTTGACCGAGATCCAGCTCTCGGTGAACGACCTGAAGGTCCGGCCGCCGGGCTGATACCGCTGCGCGGCTTCCCAGAGGCCGACGGTCGCCTCGCTTTCGAGGTCGTCGGGATCGACGCCGCGGCCGTGCCATTCCCGGGCCAGCTCCCGGGCGAAGTCCATGTGCTCGGCCACCAGGCCGTCCACATCGATCCCCCAGGGGTAAGTCCGGTCCGAATCGACCGGCTCGGCTTGGAGCTTGGGCATCGTCCTCTGTAGGAAGACTAAGGGCGCCGCGTGCGCAAAAATGACGGCGGTCGCCGGCCTGCGTCGCAACCTGGTACCTGACATGGTCCTTGCGTCCTCCCCTTGGTCCAGCGTCCTCGAAGTGGTGTGAACGAAGGACTGAACACCAGTCAGACGGGCGGGGTGCCGAGCGGGGACAGGGCGGAATCTACGTAGGTGCAAGACACGAGCCCGGCCGCGCCGTATGAGGAGATGGCGGGGTCCTCGCGCGGGGGATGCCGCCCTCGGTCGCGATGGCCGTCAGCTTGCCCAGACCCCCCTCCCCGAACCGATCGCAGCCAGCAGAGGCCGGAGGCCCCATGCACGGCGCCCGTGCGATGTCCGAGGTCCTGACGCCCCGCCAGTGCCAGGTGCTGCTCCTGGTCGCCGACGGGCATTGCTCCAAGCAGATCGCCCGCCGGCTGGGGGTGCACCGCCGCACGATCGAGAAGCACCGGGAGGAGGTCTCGGCCCGCTGCGGGGTGCACGAGGTCGCCGGCATGGTGCGGGCCGCGATCCGCTGGGGGTGGATCGTGGCGTGAGGGGGAAGGGATAACGCCCTTTAGCGCCGCGAGAATTCCGGAGATAGCGCCCCACCCGGCGGGGGCTGCCCAGGCCGGGCGCGGGATCCGTCTGGCCAATCCGGGACTTGCGGCCCGGACCGGGCTGGACTTCTTCCGAATACAATTCTACATTGTATTCGGAATCCCCGCGGACCCGCCCGGAAAACCCCCGGAAAACCCGGGATATTCGCCCATTGAGGGGGCCAAAAATTGAGTATACAACGTGCGAAGCCGACCAGGGCCGCCCGCAACGGCAAGGCGACGACCTGGCCGGAGGCCGTCGACCGGTTCATGACCCACCTCGAGCACGCCGGCAAGTCGCCGCACACCACCCACCACTACCGCGACGACCTGCGGATGTTCGCGACCTGGTGGGCGGAGGGGTCCCTGGGCGATCTCTTCCCGGGCAAGATCACCGACTATGACCTGCGGGAGTTCCAGCGGCATCTGCGGGAGGATCGGCTGGACGCGGCCGGGCGGACCCGCAAGCCGGCCACCATCAACGCCAAGATGGCGGCCGTGAAATCCTTCCTGCACTGGGCGGGCCGGGCCAAGCTCATCGCCTCGGTTCCCGAGAGCCCGCGGCGGGCCAGGCTGGGGGCGCGACGGGTCAAGTGGCTGGACAGGGCCCAGCAGCGGCAATTGCTCCGCGAGGCGGCCCGGGACAGGAGCCCGCGCAACCTGGCCGTGGTGGAGATCCTGATCGAGACGGGCCTGCGAGTGGCGGAGTTCGTCGCCCTACGGTGGGACCTCGACGTCCGGCTTACCGAGCGCAAGGGGTGGGTGACCGTGCAGGCCGGCAAGGGCCGCAAGCCGAGAGGGCCGCTCCCCCTCTCGACGATCGCCCGCAATGCCTTCCGGCGGCTGCGGGACCTCGACCCGGATGCGCAGCCGGGGGACCCGGCCACGACGAGCAAGCGGAAGGATGGGGACGGCCGCAACAAGGCACTGACCGCCCGGGGCGTCCAGGAGCTGCTCTGCACCTATGCCGGCAAGCTGAAATGGGATACGCTCCATCCCCACCAGCTCCGCCACACCTGCGCCGTCAACATGCGGGCCCGGGGCGTGGACTGGCCGACGATCGCCGCGTACCTGGGCCACAGCTCGGTGAAGACCACGATGGACAATTACGCCACGCCGAGCGAGCGAGACCTCGAAGCGGCCGTCGCCGGCTCGGGGGAGGACGACTGACGCCCTCGTCCCGGTCATGACCGGTGGTGTAAGATGCGCGCCATGGATCACGCGCGCAACGTCCTCCGGGTCCAGCTCTCGATCCTGCCGGCCGACCTGGCCGCGCTCGACGCCATCGCCGCCGCGCTGGCCGAGCCCGGCCTGGCGCCGAACCGCTCGGCCGCGCTGCGGTACCTGATCCGCTGCCAGGAGGCGCAATCCCGACCGGAGCTGCCGCGCCCGCGGGCCACCCGGTCGCAGTCCGCGCGCCGACGGCGCCGGGCCTGACTCCCCTCCCCTGCCCCGTGGGGCAGGGCCTCGACCATGCCCGGTTAATCGGCAAGCCCGGCAGGGTCCAGCCCGCAGACCCTACGCAGCCGCCTGACTCGCCGCCGGATCGGCCTGGGCCTTGAGCCAGGCCGCGGCGATCCGCTCCACCAGCTCGGAGCGCGATTCGTGGCGCCGCGCCGCATGGAAGGCGAGTAGCTCATACGTCCTCTGCGTGAAGGTGATCGTACACCGCCGCGTCTTCATGCCCCGGTCCGGCCGGGGCTTTTTTTGTGCCGGCATGGAATCGCCCTCCTGCTGAGCAGGGATCGGCATCCACCCGGATCCGCCTTGAGGCGCTCAGGCGCCATCACGAGACGGCGCGACCCGCCGGTATCGCCGGCGACAGCGCCTGCAGAGATCCCGCCAGGACGGCGGCTCGCGGGGCGAGCGTTGCGACCAGAGGACCGCCCAGTCATCGCCCCGGTGCGCCCGCAGCCAGTCATGCACGAGCAGGACGTCGGCCATGGCATGAGCCGGGCCGAAGATCATCACAGAAGTTTTCGCGGCGGAAGCCCACGAGCTTTAGCCGTGGGAGGAGCCGCGCCCCTGAATGTTGAAATAACTGAACACTCGTTGCGTACCGGGACCAACCACGGTAGGCTCCGCTTTGCTGGAACCAGCCTATGGCCAGGGTGGATGGCCGCGTTGAAGGGGCAGGCCCTTCGTAAAAGGCTGG